ATTATAAAATGGGAGGAGGTTTAATGCAATTAGTCGCTTACGGTGCTCAAGATATTTATCTTACTGGAAATCCACAAATTACTTTCTTTAAAGTAGTTTACAGACGTCATACTAATTTCTCAATGGAAGCCATTGAACAAACTATTAATGGAACATCTACTTTAGCACAATCAGCAACAACTAGTGGTACTGTTACTATTTCAAGAAATGGTGATTTAGTTCATAATGTCTATGTTACTTCTTCAACAGCAGCTATCACAGATGGTGCTGATATTGTTAGAGAAGTTGAACTCGAAATTGGAGGTCAGCGAATTGATAAACATTACAAAGAATGGAACCAAATATGGGCAGAGCTTTCTACACCTGATTCTAAGGCACTCGCTTACAAATGTATGACTGGTTCTTTAAGTCATGGTTTAAACAAAACTGGAACCGCAGGAGTTGGTATGGTTCAAATACCACTTAACTTCTGGTTTTGCCGAAATCCAGGTCTTGCTCTTCCACTGATTGCTCTCCAATATCATGAAGTAAAACTCAAATTTACTTTTGGTGATGCTGATAATGTAGGTGCTCTTGCATCTGTTAAAGTTATGGTTGACTATGTATACCTTGATACTGATGAACGTCGAAGATTCGCTCAACAGTCTCATGAATATCTTATTGAACAATTACAAAGACAAAATGATACCGCTTCCACATCGATGAAACTCAATTTCAATCATCCAGTTAAAGAATTAATTTGGACGAGCAGTCAGGATTATGTTAATGCTAAACTCACTCTTAATGGACATGATAGATTTTCAGCTCAAGAAGAAGAATATTTCCAACTTAGACAACCATACGATCACCACACTGCTGTTCCAGGTGCTAATATTCCAATGAGTGATTCTGCTATAATGCCTACTACTGTAGCTGGTGTTACAAACGCAGTATTAACGGCTATAACTACAACTCATCCATCGGCTGCTGGAAATGCTGCGACTCTTTCGTTGGCTGCTAATGGAACATTATTATTTGATAGTAGTGTGGATGCCGATTTAAGTGTTGGTGATGTGTTATTAGTAAATAATACTGAAACCGACGGAGATGCTGCCGGTTCACACACACAAGTATTAATAGTTACAGCCAAAGGAAGTGCATTTTCATATACCGTGAATAATGGAGCCGCAACGGTTTTTGCTGCTGGTTTTGGAAGCATAAGAAGAATTGGTCAATGTCAATCTTCAAAATCGAGATGCTCACAACTTACCCCTAAAATTAATTGCTACTCTTTTGCTCTCAAACCAGAAGAGCACCAACCATCTGGAACATGCAATTTCTCCAGAATTGATACTGCTAAATTAGATTTTAATACTGCGCCAGCAGCATCAGGGTCAATTAATGTTTATGCTGTTAACTACAATGTATTAAGAATTATGAGTGGTATGGGTGGTCTTGCTTACTCTAATTAAATACTTATAAATAGTTACATTTTATTTTATTTTTTTGTTTTTTATGAATAAATTTATTCATTATTATGAATTTAATCATTTATTATTTATTTATGAATTAATTAATTAATTTACGTTTTTTTCCGAAATTATTTTCTATGCTTATAGTATAAAATGGGAGGAGGTTTAATGCAATTAGTCGCTTACGGTGCTCAAGATATCTATCTTACAGGAAATCCACAAATTACTTTCTTTAAAGTAGTTTACAGACGTCATACTAATTTCTCAATGGAAGCTATTGAACAAACTATTAATGGAACCGTTGCAACAAGTTCGCGAACATCAGTTACTATTTCAAGAAATGGAGATCTTATTTCAAAAATATATATCCAATCAACTGGTGCAGCTACCAATGTGCTTAATAGTTCTGTAACTGATTTATCTAGTGTTGAATTAGAAATTGGTGGACAAAGAATCGATAAACAATCCGGACATTGGATGGAATGCTGGGCAGAATTAACTGAAAATAAAACTGGCAGAGGTATGGGAACAAATTTCCAATATATGAGTGGTCACGGTCAAGCATCGGCAAGTAATTTTAGTGGTTCTGTTGCTGATAATACAACAGATGCAAGTCAAGTATTTTTCAATACTGTTGATCAAGAATCAGCAGTCCAATGGCTTCCACTTCAATTTTGGTTCTGCAAAAATCCAGGTCTTGCTCTTCCACTTATTGCTCTTCAATATCATGAAGTTAAACTAATTATTAATATGGGAACCATGACCCATAGTGGACATAAAGTTTGGGTTGATTACATTTATCTTGATACTGACGAAAGACGTAGATTTGCTCAACAATCTCATGAATATCTTATTGAACAAGTTCAAGACCAATCAGTTACATCTTCGACATCATCGCAAGATGTAGAACTTAACTTTAATCATCCAGTTAAAGAATTAATATGGGCTGGTGATTTTAGTAGTGGAGCTCTTTCTGCTTTTGCTGGTGCACAAACCGAAACAGTTCAACTTAAACTTAATGGGCATGACAGATTTTCTGCTCGTGAAGCAAGATATTTCTCAAGAGTTCAAGTACATCAACATCACAGTGCTGAAGGTGGATTTGTAGATATGTCTCTTGGTGTATACTCTTTTGCTCTTAAACCAGAAGAACACCAACCTTCAGGAACATGCAATTTCTCTAGAATTGATAATGCCAGATTAAATTTTTCTGCTGGATTTGAAAATACTGGATTTATATACGCAGTTAACTACAATGTTCTCCGAATCATGAGTGGTATGGGTGGTCTTGCTTACTCTAATTAAATTTATATTTTTCTCTTTTTTTTTAATTAATATTTTTATATTAAATTATAAATTTATGAAATATTATACTATCTCAAATAGTAAAAAAAAATATAAATAAAGTAATTTAACTGTTCTAATCATTAAATGTAGTATTATTCACAATCATTTTCCTTCGCTCATCTGGGATACCAGCAACCTTAGCTGTAGCACCTATATATAGACTAAATAACGTTTTCATGGCTTGTTCTGAAAGGGCGTTAATGTGTGAATTATTTTTCAGCACCCAAAACACCTTACGCAATAATTTATCATGTACTGTACAGAATCTAACCCATGTCACATTTATACACCCATAGCCGAATGGCATAGAACAAAGTTGTTTGGTATCTAAACACAGTTGTGCTTTTTTAGACTTATTAGAATCTGCCTTACGAATTTTTGATATAGAGTATTTAAAAGATGGAGAAAGGGAAAGTGGTTCTAAAATATATTTTTTGATAGAATCGTCAAATTTGTTAAAAGCCGCAAACCCCAACTTAACCATAGGTTCAGCCCAATATTCATTATTATCCGATATCCGATTTGTACATCCAACAATAGGACATGTACATTTATTTGTAGACTTTTCTCCTATTAATAATTTAGATTTTATACGATTCTTTTTTTTGTTCTTCTTCTTTGAACGAGATTTTCCCATATTATAATATAAGAAAAAAATATATTAAAGGCAATAAAAATATACTAATTAGAATGGAAAAATTTCAAAGTGATATAGAATATCGGGAATTTGAGGAGACTGAACATAAAGAGGATAATTCCATATATATGTCTGTTGAAGAAGATGACCAACAACCACAATTATCTAATGATTCAACCTCTTTTAGATCAATTAATTTAAATGAGTCAGAACATATATATAATACACATAATACACATAATATTTGGAAACCTAATTTTGAGAATTCTTGGAATTTTGGCCAACCAAGAAAAGAAAAAAAATCATATTATGATACAGATAGTATTACAGAAAGTATTGATGAAACACGTGATTTGCTTAAAACACATATGGGACATTTAAATGAACGCAAATCCAAAATTAGAAACCTAGAGAATATATCATCAATGTTAGATTCAAACGCATCTAAATTTCAGAAAAAATCGAAACAATTAAGATATCAACAATGTCAAAAATATGCTTTTCATATTATATTAATAATATTATTAGTTATATTTATAATTATTCTTATAGTTATTTTAGTTAAATCATAGTTATATAAAATTGATTATAATTTATTGTAATTTAAATTATGTGTATGTGTCGTAAAACTAAATTTGGAGAACTTGCTTATCACCATGCTTTGAATTCAACAATGAATTTTAAGCATGGCGCTATTATAACTAAAGGTTCTAAGGTAATAGTATCAGCACAAAATCACGAAAGAACTACAATATTGGGACAAATACATAGTAGTGTTCATGCAGAAATAGCAGTAGCAGCTAAATTGATAAATCAAATAATAAGAAAAAAAACATGTAATAAATTTTATTACAAAAACCATCTAAAAAAATATATTCTTTGGGTGGTGCGAGCACCAACATCCAAAAAAGAGTTGAAGCAAGAATTACGTAATTCTATGCCATGTAAAATGTGCATTAATAAATTAATGGAACTTGGATTTAATAAAATAGGATATTCTAATGATAATGGTGAAATGATAGTAACACATCTTAATAAAATTAATAGAAATAAAACTTCTTCAGCTCAACGACAATATAGTGAATTTTATAAATATTAAATAAATTACAATAAACTATAATTTCAGTAAACTCCTTAAATTAGAATAATGACTATTTTTTTCTGAGATTTTAGATATACGCCTTTGAATACATAATTTATTATAATCTTCTTTTTTTAATATTATAGATTTTATTTTCTCTACATTCCATACTATATCATACCCTCCATTATCTATCATATTTTTGAAATTAGTTAATGGATACAATGGCTTACCTATTATATTATCATAATAATCTTTTCCATTAAATTCTTTATTCCAATCACTTACAGAACTTATTTTATAAGGACCATCTATTTTTTTATAAATATCTTCAAATACTTGACCATTACTACCAAATATTTTTTTTGATTTGTATGGTATAAAATATTTACAATGATTGATTAAATCATATTCTTTTTCTTTTCCACCTATAATCATTTTACCATCGTTCTTTAAAATATCATATCTTAATACTGTTCCTATGTCTTTATAATATGTTCCAAGTGAATATATTGCTATAGACATTTAAATTTATAATAATATATTTAATTAAAATCAATTTTTAAGATTTAAAAATAAAATTTCTTCATTACTAATTGATTTTTTATAAATATCATATACAATTTTAGCATTTATTTCGGGATTAATTTTACATGGTCCATTCCATGGTTTATTTAAAGGATATTTTGCCCATATAAAATCTGGATGTTTTTCAGAAATCCATTTTTCTGTTTGTGATACTACATAATCACCATTATAAATAGTATTTACATAACCCCATAAATCTTGATTTTGTTCTTTATATGCATTGCTCGAAATTTTAAAATTATAATATATAGTTTCTCCTAAAGCAGGTTTTTCATGGTTTAATGGACAATGATGGAATTTATTCACTACTATTTTATCATACGCATAATTCCATACTTGTACTCCATTATCAATATCCATTATAAATGGCATATCATTTTTAGAAACTATTTCTAACATATTTAATAATTCTAATGGTCGTGGTTCTTCTTTATTTTTATCATCATTATTTCTTTTTCCAAAAAAAAAGGAAATATTAGATTTTATACTATTTTCAGCGGCTACAATTAATAACTGCTCTATATCATCACAATTAAATTCTGTGATTTTATCATTCACTAATAAATATACATTATGTTTTGGATATTCATATAATGAAGATAAAATAGCTGAATAATTACAAAATCCAGCCCACAATTTATCGATTCTTTTAGAATGTTTCGAAATATAATGATGTGTTTTTTGATATTCGCAGGATTTTGTTCCAAATATTGAATCGTATTTACTTAATCCATTTCCTTCAACATATAAATTATTTTCTATATCATTCTTTTTATGTTCACATAATGGCCACCAATGGTATAATTCAGTTTCTCTTTTTGCTTTCCAATTAATTATTTCAGTATCTAATATTTCAGTTGGTACTACTTTATTATATTTAATGCAATAATTACCCATTAAATAGTTATATATAAAAACCCTTATATAATTATTATAATAATTTATTCCTAAAATTATACTAATTTATAAAGTAGTGATAAAATAAAATTGATTATTTATATTATAACAATATAAATATATAAAATATGTGTAATACAAAAGTGGAAGTATGGTTATTTCCAATGACATGCTGGATGTGTGATGAAGCTGATGATTATTGTATATCATATACAACCCCTAGGTACACCTCGGGAACTTGTTGTGGACCTAGAGACAGACCCTGTTGTATTGATTGTTATTATTGTCTCTCTCCAATTGTGTGTGTATTAGATATATTATGTTTTCCAAGAAATCTGTATTACAAATGTATTTTCAATAATGAAGCACATGTTGCTGCTGCTATATAAATTATAGTAATTCTAATCTATCTTTTGGTATTCTATTTACATTAAATATTTTTTTTTCAGTTTTAACGCTTTCTTTTTCAAATGTTGGCTTTAAAGTTTGGAATCCTCTAGACAAATATCTAGGTTTAAATCCCCATGGATATTGTTTAATTTCACATTTATTAGACCAATGAGATGTTGTGTCTCCATTTTTATATGCTTCTAAACGTTTTTTATAAATAGTTTCAGTTCTATTTATTTTAGGTTGATAAGAAATATAAGTAGTCAATCTGTTTAATTCTATTCCAGATTTAGTCATTCCTTCATTTGCATGGATTAATTTAGAATTCCATAATGTAAAACAATTTTCGGGAATGATTAGTTTTTTACTATTAGATAAATGTGAATCACCCGTATCACATAGAATCCAATCTTTTTTATAATCTACCTTTGGACTGTATGTTTTGTGCGATTTTGGAACTATTACAAATCCAGCGTCTTTTTCGTCTACTTTCATAAAATTATAGGAACCTTGAATAGAATACATGTCATTTTTAGGATTTTGATCTATATGCAACCATGGTTTAGATTTTTGTTTATTAGATACAAACATAGAGAAACCATCTAAACTAACGACTAATTCTTCGCAATCATAAATATTTTTATAAATAGATTTAATAGAACTATTTACTCGTAAATTCCACATGAAATCTGATTGTCCAAATCCATTGAAAACAGCCATTCCTTTTCCAAACATTAATGGACAATTCTGAATATTCCAAGTATTAGTATCATCAAAATCGAAATTTGGAGAAACAGTTGATAAATCTTTTTTAAACAGGTTAAAGGCTTCAGTTTTTTCTTCACTCGTTAAAATATTAGTTAATACTACAAAACCATATTCATCTAAATGTTGTTTCCAATTAGTAACATCGTCTTTTTCAAACAATTGTGGTGATAGTGGTGTCGTCATTTGTATTCTATTTATAATATAATTGAATTGATATCAATTTTATTATATAGAATAAATTATAACTCAATATTAAATAATTTAAAGATTACTTAGAATTTAAATTATTATGGATAATTTTAATAATGTTGAAAAATTAGTTGGAAATACACCCCTTGTAAATTATAAAAAAAATATTTATGCTAAATTTGAAGCATATAATCCATCAGGTTCAATTAAAGATAGAGTTGTTTTTTATATTATAAAAAAAGCATTAAATGATTCTAGTTTAAGACCATATCAAACTATTATTGAAGCAAGTAGTGGAAATACTGGAATATCAGTAGCTTTTGTAGCATCATTATTAAATCATCCATGTAAAATTATAATGCCAAGTGATATGAGTGAAGAAAGAAAAAAATATATAAAATTATTTGGAGCAGAATTAATAGAAGTTAATCCAGGTGATTTTAAAGGTGCTATTAAATTGCGAAATAAATTAGCAGATGAAAATAAATGGTTTAACATAAATCAATTTAATAATCTATTAAATATAGAATGTCATTATAATACAACTGCTAATGAAATTATTAATCAATTACCAGAAAATGTAATACCTGATGTATTAATAAGTGGTACTGGTACAGGTGGAACTATTATGGGTATATCAGGGAGGCTAAAAGAAATAAATCCTAATTTAAAAGTTATTGTAATTGAACCTGATGAATCTCCAGTTATGTCTGGTGGAAACCCTGGATTGCATAAAATTCAAGGTATTGGAGATGGCAGTAAATTTTTAGTCAATATGGATAATGTAGATGATATTATACGAATAAAATCAAATGATGCTATTAATAAATCAAAAGAATTATGTAGAAATGGATATTTTGTTGGTATTTCAGCTGCAGCAAATATTCTTGGAGCAGAACAATATAATACAAAAAATCCAGACAAAGTTATTATTACCTTTTTTTGTGATAGAGCTGACCGTTATTTATCAATGTATTAATTATACCCCATAGCTCTCTTAGCCTTTCCGGTCGCCCATCCCGTCCACGTTTTATTTTCTTCTTCTCTTTTCTTTCTCTTTATCTCTATATCTCTCTTTTTTTTCAATGTTTCACATCGTACATCATGATACCAATTATTACATTTAAATTGTTTATTCTTAAACATATTCCAATCATTTTCCTCTTTCTCACAATTAGGTGGCCAATACCAATAATCTTCTTCTGACCCCTCTATCTTCGTGTCGCTTTGTGGCCACTTTGTCTTCTTCTCTTTCTTGGCTTTTCTAAATGCTCTTCTAGATTTATTAGGGAGTTTTGGGGGGGAAAACATATTATCTTTAGTCTCTATTCTATACGAGGGACAATTCCATTTTCCACTCTTTTTCCTATATTTTTCTCTAACGTCATTATTTCTACTATTGTGTGCATAATCCTCACCGGAAGAAGTTCTATGATACATGTAGTCATTATATTCTATTATTCCGTCAGGTGTTAGTTTATAATCTATAGCCTCAATTATACTATTTAAATCATTCTTTATTTCACGAAGTTTAATAATTTCAGCATATTCTTTCTTCGCATCTTCGTATTTTCTTTGCGCATTGCTGTGAATACCCTTGAAACTTTTTCTTTCCGGCTTTTTGAGATTAATTAATCCACCTTCTATTTTGTCTGTGGTTCTTTCTTTCTTAAACACTTTTGACCATATATATTGAAGTTCTTCAAGATTAAAGTCATATAACGTTTCTCTCGCCTTCTTTTGTGGTCCATTAATCTCATTAAATTTTTCTAATATTTGAGACATTCCAAGGGGTTGCATTCTTCTCTCATACCATCCAAACTTTTTTTTGCTGACGGCGTCACCAAGAGGGTCTTTTCCTGTTTCTTTTTTTTCTTTTTTTAATTCATCAAAAACTTTTTTGATAGATATATCCAGTCTAGTTTTTTTGGGTTGTTTTTTCATCTCTTTTTTGTAGTCCACATGTATAAGGGTTTTTTGCTCTATAAATTTGGGAATCGTCAAGACATGTTTGCTCCCACCACCATATTTATTACGACTTCTATTTAATCTATTTTTTTTTGTTTTAGTTAATCCATATTTTATCTTAACAGTTCTTTTAGAACGCATTATAATATATAAAAATATATTAATTTATAGAATAATTGATTAATTTATCATATTCATTATCAATATAATTTCTACAATATATATATTTAGGGTTATATTTACATTCTAAAAACCAATCACCTAATTTATTAGCATATAATGATTTATATTTATTTTCCCAATCAAAATAATTACTTGTTTTTCCTTTAAAATATGTTTCTATGAAATTATAAATTGGATTTTCTTCATAAGAAATATTACGAATAGTTGAAGGGAAATTTGGAAGATTATTTACATTATTATTAACAATGTATATAAAATTTATATTTAATGGTAATATTGGAAGATTATATATTTTATTATGAGAACAATATAATATTCTTAATGAATGTGGTAATTCTGGTAGTTTTATTAACATATTATTAGAAGCTGATAAAGATATCATATTATTTGATAACATCGGTATTTCAGTTAAAATATTATTACTACAATTTAATATTTCTATATTCTTTGGTAGAGTTGGTAATTCTTTTAATTTATTAAAACTACAATTTAATGTTGTTAATTCTAATGGTAAGTTATTCAAAGACATTAAATTATTATGTGCACAATATAATTTTTTAAGATTCTTAGGTAATCTAGGTAATTCATTCAAATTATTATTAGTACAATTTATTTCAACAATAGAATCATAATTTTCTAATTTTAACACATCATTAAACGAAGTAAATTTCAGTGTTTTCCAATCTGTATTTATTTTAATGTCAATCATAAATAAAAAATAATATTTTATTCTAAATCAATTTTATACCCTTGAAGATTTAAAATGAAACATATTTAAAGATTTACTAAATATAATTAGTAAATGTCTATAGAAAGAGACCAATATGAAGATCTTTATAATGAACAACTTAGAAAACAATTGGAAGAAAAATATAGTATAAATTTAGATATACAAACAGAAGTCGGAGAAAAAACTTATTGTGATTTAAGAAAATATTTTACTAAAGAAATTGAACAAAATAATTTATTAATTGGCACAGATTTTATAACAATGTGTTGTCATCGCACAGATATAGAAAGTATCAAAGAAGAATTTAATAAACAATTAAACGAATTAACTAAGTATGAAAGTAATGAATTGTGCGAAGTTCCTAATTCGGAACTTCTAGAATCTGCTATTGGACATCCTTGTCAATATACTGCTAATTCTACTGATAATTTAGAAAATAATATAATCCAACAAGGAACCCCACCACCCTATAATTAAAGTGTTCATTTTAAATCTTCAAGGGTATAAATATTATAATGCCTAAATTAAAAATAAATTAAATAAAAAAAATATAAATATTAATAAAATTAGTTTTTAGACTAAATATAGATAGGATAAATTATTTGGTGTGTTTTAAATTAATCATAATAGTTGTTATCATTGTATTCTTCTAGTGCAGCTTCATATTCTACCTTCGCTTTTTGTGCGATTTTTTCGTATTTTTCTTTGTTTTTACATTTTCCCCAAAGAGAACCTAACTCTTTCATTACTGGACCCATTTTTAAACTTGGATTTTTTTCCATTACTTTTTTTCGATGTTCATCGCAGAAAAATAAGAATGATGATTTAGGTCTTTTTGGAATTAGTGGATCTTTTTGTTTTTTAATTTTTAATGGTTTACCAATAAACTTTTCAATTAATTCATCTTGTTTATCAGACGCATTTAATTCAGCTGCAATACGTTTAATTAATTTTTTGTGTGAATTATACCATAAGTCATTCATATCTACAATGTTATTTTGAAAGAAATTGCTTGCCATTTTATATACTTATTGTTATATGTTTAAGTTATAATTTTATATTCAATTTTATATAATTAAATATTATTATAAAATATAAAGATTTTTTAATAATTATGTCTAAGATATGAATGAGATACGCATTGGTATAGTTGGAAATGTTGATAGTGGTAAAAGTACTGTTATTAGCGTTTTAAAAGAACAAATATTAGATAATGGACGAGGATTAGCTCGTGCTAAAATTTTGAAACACAAACATGAAAAAGATAGTGGAAGAACATCAAGTATAACACACCATTATTATGTAAATAAAGAACATAATAAAATACTATCATTTATAGATTTAGCTGGTCATGAAAAGTATTATAAAACTACTATGTTAGGTGTAAATGGATGTTCATTGGATTATATAGTAATAATGATTGGTAGTAATATGGGTGTTACTAAAATGACAGTAGAACATTTAACATTGGCATTAATTTTAAAAATACCATTTATTTTTGTTTTTTCAAAAATAGATATATGTCCCGATAAGATTTTTACTCAAACATTTAATGCTCTTTTAAAAAGTCTAAAAAAATTCAAAATATACAAAGAATTAATTGAAATAAATGATAGTATATCAGCAAAAAACAACTATAATTTTAATGATAATAAAATAATACCCTATTTTAAAGTTTCTAATGTAAAAGGTGATAATATTAATTTATTACGAACATTTCTATTAAATATTAAGCCAATATATTGTTGGGATGTATTAAAATTACAAAAAAAAATATGCATATTAGAAGATATATTTTTTGTTAATGGTGTTGGTATTGTAATAACTGGAACTGTAATTAGTGGAATAATAGAGAAAGGGCAAAAACTAATGTTAGGACCATTTAATGGTATATTTTGCGAGGTAACTATAAAATCTATACATAATAATTTTAAAAACCAAGTAGAATCAATTGAAGCAGGACAGTCTGGATGTTTTAATATTAAATCAAATGATAAAAAATTTATTTTAAAAAAAAAAATTATAAAACGTGGTATGATATTATTAGATACTACTCATGAAAATCATACATACACCGATTTTGAAGCAAAAATTAAAATATTACATCATCCAACGACTATTAAAATAAATTATGAAACAACCATTCATTGTGGTTCAGTTAGACAAATTGCTAAAATTATTGATATAAAAACAAAAAATAATAATCTTGATGAAAAAAATAATAATTATCTTAGAGCTGGTGATAGTTCAATCGTTAAATTTAGATTTAAAAAAAAACCTGAATTTATTCAGAAAAACAAACAAATAATTTTTAGAGAAGGGCATACTAAAGGAATTGGGTGGATAACTAAGTTAATTAAATAATATTTTAATTATTTTCTCTTTTTTGTTCTTTTTCCACCACCACCCATTGTATATTTTTTTATATATTTTTTTAAATCTTTTGGATTAAAAAAATTAAGTTTCATTTGTCTATTAGATATTATGTATGAACCAATTGGTTCTCCAGGGTCACCACTTCTAATTTTATCAGCATAAAATAATAAATTCGGTTCTGAACTAACTTTAGATTCTTTAACTCCAAATTCAATATTCTTTCCTTTTATTGGAATTATTTTAAATGAATAATCTTTTTGAGTTAATAAAATACGTCTACTTTTAGCATCATCATCATAATCATCTTTAATATTTGGTACATATGAATAGTCATTATATGTAATTCCAGCAGGAGATGACATACAATCAAATACATTCGAATCCCCTTTAGTTTCTTCTTTGTTTATTTTACAATCAATAGATGCTTCTTTAATTAATTGTAATAAATGATTCATTACTTCTAATTTTTTTTGTGAAATATCAAATAATACTTGGTCAGATGTTTTACCATCTTTATCATCACGAATCGTAATATCTTTTTTTAAATCTTCTGGCGTAATTTCAGATAAATATGTATATATTTCTACATTTTGTTCGTCTTTTGGCAATTGTTTATGAGAATTAACACGGACAGCCCGACCCTTTACTTGTTCTGTTCTTACTGGATTCCAATATGGTTCGACAATATGAACTTGTCTAACATTCTGTAAATCAATTCCTTCTGCACCAGTTTTAGTAGTCATAAGTACTTTAATAATCTCACCATGAAGATTATTTTTACCAATACTCATCATTTGTGTTCTTATTGAATTTGGTAATAGTGAAAATTGGTTATTATATATTTTTCGAATAATATCACTTTCTTCTTCATTCCCTCCCCAGAAAGCAAACTTTGGTTTATCTTTATCTTCCTCGTTTTCAAATACTTGAATATATTCTCCATTAGCATTTTTTTGTAATAAAAAAGGAGCATATCCATTGGCTTTAAAAATAATACGTAAAATAGCGATACCTTCTAATGTTTTATATTCCGTATAAATAAATGCTAATCCATTTGTTTTTTCAATCGTTTTTAATATTCTATTATATTTTGGAGAAAATTTTAATAATTCGTCCTTTCCATCCATAGTAAATAACCTTTCTTTATTTCTATCTAATGCATCTAATACTTCTATTTTTTGTTGTTCATAATCTCTTTCTAATGGTTGAGATACATTATCTATTTCTAATTCTGATTCTTCATTTTCTTCAAATATTTCTTGGGCTGAAGGTGTTGGTCTATCATATCCTTCTGGAAATACAAAACTACAATGCATTCGCGAGTATGCTCTATAACTAGATTTTTTATCATCAAATAAAGAACCATCTCCATCTTTAGATGGTTTTTTACTAGATGAAGCTTTACTTTTACTTTGATTAATCTCTATTTTTCTTACCTTACTATATCCTAAAAATTGATAATTACTCATTTTAATTTTAATTACATCATCTTTAGTAACTGTTGGTAATAGTGCTTTATCTCCAGTTCTAAAATAAGATACTAATCCCATTATTCTAGATTTAAATAACTCTGTATTTTTTAATGTATTATTTCTATCATCATAAAATGTTCTCATAAATTCATCTAAATCATTTGGTAAAGAAGTATATTTATTAATATCTACTTTTACTGAATAATTATATGTATTAAATGTATCAGTCATAATTCTTGTAAATTCTGTAATATTAATATTATTTTCGGAAGATTTTACAACACCATTACCAGTATTAATAAATCCATATGGAGGTCTAACTATATTTATAATATTATCTTTTTTTTTCACTATTAATTGATCCACTAATGGAGAAGAATATAAATTATCAACAACTTCATCAAATGGAATAGCATTTTCACGAGGAGTTAAAGTAAATTTATAATTATATATATAGCCTCGTAATAAATTAAACAATTGGCCGACTTCAAATAAATTATTAATCATAGGTGTTCCAGATAAAAAAACTAATTTTAAATTTTCAGCTTCCATAATTAATTTTTTTAATCCAGCACCACGAACACCTGGTACTTTTTTTGATATAGCATTTGTTAAATTATGAACTTCATCAAATATTACTAATTTATTATCAAATTCATTTTTATCACTCATTTCAACTAATCGGTCTCGTGTTAAACCATTTAAATGTTCAAATCTATATTTATGGTCTATCATATCAGATATTTGTATCATAATTTGGCTTTGCTGTTCATTAGCTAAACTATCATAATTGTTTTCTGGATTTTCAAAATCAATTAGCCATACACCATTCAATTTATTAATTGAAGATTTTGGTATTCCTATTTGTAATGTTGCATAAGCTATCATTTCTTTATTAGATTTCTTAAAAAAATTCCAATTATGATTTTTATTAAAATATTCATATCCACATAATAATAGACTCCCTTTAAAATTTTTAACTAAACTTTTATTTAATACAACAATTATATCTCTATTACTTCGAAATCCTTCTGCTATAGCAATTGATGCACACGTTTTACCTACACCTAATCCATGAAATAATAATAAGCCTCTATATGGACTATCCGTTTGTAAATAATCTCGTACTAATTTTTGATGTTTAAATAATTCAAACTTCGTTTTGCTTGAAGCAGAACTCATCGAATTTTTAATAGCCTTGTATATATCATAATTTGATTCCATCCAACGTGAAAATAATTTTCTGTTTGGTAAAGTCCATTCTTTATGAGTTAATTTATCCTTATTTGGTATATAATATTTTGGATTTATATTTTCTATATTTAAAATATTAAATGTTTTTTTACCTTTTTTAACTGTTTTTGGTTTAGATGTATCACTCTTTGCTTCTAAATCTAGTGTTGATTTAGATTTTCCTTTACCCCTTCCTTTTGATTTTTTTGGTGCTTTAGATGCTGTCGTCTGGGTTTCTACAAGCCCTGGTGCTTCAATTGTTGGTGTCGCTGGGACTACTTCTTTTTGACAATAAGCATATTTTTTCATGCTTTTTTTTTTCTTATTTAATTCTGTAGCACACCATTCCACACCTAGTTTTTCTGTTGTACAATCATCATATTCGTTACCATCATATAAAAAAGGAAATTTACAATAACCATCACCTAAACTAATATATTTGTCTTCAATTAATTTTTTTTTTGTTTGAGGATGTATTAATGTGGTTTTTATTTTTTTACTCATATATATAATATAATATTTAATTTATTCCTAATTTGATTAATGTGTCTTTGCAAGCATATTGTTCTGCTTTTTTTTTTGATTTTCCAATACCAGTACCAATCACTACATTTTTATCATCTAACACATTAACCGTATATAATCTATCATTTAATCCACCATCAACTGATGGTTCACTAAAATTTATAGGACTACCATATGTTTCACTAAAATATTTATTAAGTTGTTCTTTATAATTATTATTTTTAAGTATAAGTTCGGAAAAGTCAACATGTTCTTCGATAACATGCATTATAAATTTTTCACAAATTTGAAATCCAATTCCAGAATAAAAATTGTCTAAAAGATTGTAATTATCAATCTCATTAAAATCTAAAAACATAGCTCCAACAAAAGCCTCAAACATATCCTCTAAAATATGTTGTGATGTCCTTCCTTTACATTTATCTTCAATATGGCGTGACATTATAGCATATTCACCAAATCCAAGTTTATCTGCTAAAAACCCTAGCATTTCTCCATTTACTAATTTTGTTCTCATTTTAGTTAAAAATCCTTCATCTTTATCAGGAAATCTTTCATATAAATATTTAGCTACAACAACACTTACCACAGCATCGCCAAGAAATTCTAAACGTTCATAATCATGTTCCATTAATTCTAACGCACCCTCAGGTTTTGGAGCTACAACTACATTTTCACCAATTTCAATTGGTGCTTTTTTAGTATATGAACTGTGAACAAATGCTAATTGATAAAATTTTGTGCTATGAATAGTATCAACAATATCATACTCATTTAAAATTCTATGAATATCATTTTCTGTAATCAATTTATTATTAAAATTATATGGATTTACTATAACCTTGATTTCTGTATTTTCCATTGTATACATTATTTTAATAATTAACCTTTAATCAATTTTAAATATATAATTTATTAAGTTCTATTTCTTTTTGTTTAATTTCTTCTAATATTGTAAATTTACTAAGCAATTCAATAATATACATATTTTGTTTTATTTCATTTAAATTTATTTCTAAATTATCTTTATTATTCACTATATAACGTTTTTCTTCTTCTAAAAATGCTAGTATATCATTTATATTTGTATTTTCGTTCAGTTTTGGATTTATTGTTTTTAATGTATTGTATAAATATTTTTCATCAATCAAATTGTATAGGTCTTTAATTTCTAAATCTAATGTAGTTATTTTATTATTTCTCTCTCTATTTTCATTTGTAAAATCAAAAGCATTATTATTTGGTCTAAAATAACTTTTTATTCTATAATATAATTCATACAAATATTGTATCATATAATTAATAATTATATTTTTTGTTTAAAGATATTTTAATTCATTATTAATAATGATAAATTATTTAAAATTAAAAATATTAGATCATTTAAATCAATTTAAATTTGATGATTGTGTTTGGGATGAAATTACCAAAGAAGATTTATATGAATTAATTATTTGGTAAATATTAAAGAAATAACAATAAAATATATTACAAAATGGATGATTATGGGTCATTTAGTTCAATATCATGTTATTTTAAACAACCAGCAAATATAAATTATTATTGGAAATTTTTATTAATAATTGGGTCATACTATGTTTTACCATCTTTACAATTTGTATTATATCAATCTCAAGAATTAAATAATTCTACATGTTATTACAATAATAGATGCAAGCATGATTTTTATTTTATTCCAGCATTTAATAATATAGTTTCAAACATATTTTATGTTATATTTGGATTAATATTTATAATTATTGTTCGTTTAAATAGTAAACATGATATAGATTCAGTTGATTTCCCAATTAATAATAATCCAGCCTTATATTATACATTAGGGATAGCATTAATATTTGAAGGCATTTGTTCAGGAATTTTTCATATATGTCCGAGTATATTAAATTTTCAGTTTGATACCACATTTATGTTTTTAGGAACAATTTTAACATTTATCACAATTTATCAAAAAAGACATATGGCACCAACACCAATTAAAATTTATAGTTTTTCTGCGTTACTAATATTAATTAATACTATTCCATTAAGTGGATTAAGTAATGGATTTGAAATATGGTTTTGGGGAGGAATATTTTTATTGATAGTATATTTGATGATATTTGGTTCAATCTATTTATATTATGATCAAGATTATGATTTAGAATCAGTATCATTTAAGCAATTATATTACAAATTAACAAAAATAAATAAAAAGGATATACCTAAATTAATATTAATTATTGCTATAAATACATTTACACTTGGAATGTATATTTTTGCGACTATAACTAAACCAAATTTTACTGATTGGCTATTAGGTGTATGTATAATAAATTTAATTATATATTTTTTGTATTATTTCATGCAAAAAATAAAAAACAATGAACCAATCAATAAAATAATATATGTATGGATTGTGATAGATATAATAATTATGTCATTATCTATATTATTTTTCTTCAAATCTGTAACAGATAAATTTTTACCAATGGATGAATCGAATTTATTAAATAAACCATGTGTATTATTTAATTATTTTGATTATCATGATATATGGCATATATTATCAGCCATTGGATTATTCATTTTTATGAATATTATCTATTTTTTAGATTATAAAAAGCCAAAAAATTTGATAATATTTTAAATTTACTTAAATACTACTATTTACATTATTTATATGATTATAAATACTCTGTTTTTTTTATTAAGTTTAACTACTAATAGTAACAATTATAATTATAATTATATTAAAATTGGTACTGGTGGTTGTCGTACAGATAATGTTAATGTAGCATCTATTGATTTTTTTACAGTTCGAAATATAGAAAGTTGTCAAGAGAAATGTTCTAATAATATAATGTGCACTGGCATTGAATGGTTAGAAAATAATAATACTTATAAAATTAATTGTCATTTACAAGGAAGTAATAATATAAATAGTAGTTCAAATCATTCAGGAGCATTATGTTTTAAAAAAACGAAACATTCTATTTTTACTCTTTATAAAAGCTCTTTAACAACTACTACGACTAGCTCACCAACTAGCTCTCCAACTAGCTCTCCAACTATCTCTCCAACTAGCTCACCAACTAGCTCACCAACTAGCTCTACAACTATCTCTCCAACTAGCTCAC